GATATGGTTCTAAAAATTTTTGCAAAAAAATTTAGAACTTATTAGGTGTTTTTTCTTAGTATAATAGGGATAGGAGTGCCTTTGAATAATGCCTATACTTGATTCTCAAACCCTTGGTAGCACTATGTGGGATAAAATAAAGGGTGGGCTTCGTGAAGAATTAAGTAAAAGAGTTTATCCAGTTGGATATAAACATGATTTTTTAAGTGATATAGCTAAAGCCGCTGTTTCTAGGCGGGCAACACAGGATATTAGTAAAACTCGTAAGGATTTATTTAGAACCTATTTAGGACTTCAGCAACAGCATGGACGTTTAGAAAAAGGTAGGTATAAACCTACCATAAGTAAAAATCCAAATGCTAATTATTTAAAACTCTCCGATGAATCTTTCTTGGAAAGACCGGGAAATAGCGTAATACCTGGTTTAGGTGCTTTTCGGGATATAGATGACTTAAAAGATCTATCCCTTAAGCAGATTGAAGCTATTATACGGAATAATCCTGAAAGAGCAGTTAAAGATGATATACAAATGGGTGAGTACATTCAAAGTCGTGGTTTTGACCCAGAACGTAATGAACCATACATTAGTTACTATGATAACTGGGATCTGGATACAGGTAAGCTGTTTACTGGTTTACCTGGTACCTTACTCCAAAAATCCGGCCTTAATATAAATAAAGTTATGTCTCCCTTTGAGTTATATGATAGATTATATGCTGAGGATTATAAAAGATTATTAAATAAATGGAATGGACAAGCAAAGTCGAAAGTAGCAACTAATATGGCGGATAATATATCAACACGATTACTTGCGGCTTTGCGAAAACAGGCTGGTGCCGGGGATACTAATGCCGCATTACGGCCAAAGATAGATAGAGGACCAACCCCGGAGGAACGAGCGGCTTTTTTAGCGGCCTTACAGAAAGAACATGAGGTCGGCGGGGCCAGGGGTGTAGTTCCGGAGTTGACGATGGGCGCGGCGGCGGGTAGGGCTTTGGGAGTTCCTGGGGCTGTGTCGTTGCTTTTGAAAGAATGGAATGATGCATTTGGGCGGGAGTCCCGGAAGAAGTACGGAGCCATGGATAACACTATACTATTAAATGCGGACATGCCTGGGAATGTGGCGCGGGGAGTTCCGAATTTGGCTGAGATTATTCTTGCGGTTCCGGAGAAGAAGTTGCCGAACTGGTTTCGGACTTTCTTAAAAGGGACCAAGGAAGAACAGATACCTGCGGCGATGCATAATTTTTGGACTAAGTTAGGTGAAGGTCATTTTCGAGAAGGTTATAGGCATAAAGGTGTAGTCGGTAAATTAGGTTTTAATCCTTGGGGAAAAAGACAAAATGTTGAAGAGTTTCTAACTTTTATACAAGATAAGAATACAGGTCGTCGTGGAAATATAATACAAACTCCTTCACCCCTAGCACTTTCAACTAAAACTGGTGCTTCATTTATGCGTGCTCAGAATCCTGATAATAATGCTTTAGCAAATTTTTCAAATTTTAGACAAAACTCTAATCTTCCTGATGAAATAGATAATTATGTAGGTAAACATGGAATATCTGATGTTTGGGGCGACTATAAAAAGAATTGGTTTCCAATGTTAACAAAGTCTGGCCCAGAAAAGGCTATTATTTATGATAAAGGTCTTGAAGATCCACCAAGTAGTGTTAAACTTATGCAAATATTAAAAGAATCAAATCCTGATTTATATGAAGCCGTTAGACATAATATGCATGCCATAACAACACCACTATCTTCGTCGGCTGAGAAGTTTCTACAAATATTAAAACAACAACTTCCAAAAACGAAAGTAGCGGGTCAATAATCTCATGCCAGATAGAGAACCAACGCCACAAGAAAGAGCGGCTTTTCTTGCAACTCTGCAACAACAACATCAACTAGGTGGTGCTCGTGGTGTAGTTCCAGAAATGACCCTTGGGGCCGCAGCCGGAAAAGCGCTTAAACTTCCCGGTGTTGTTTCTATGTTGTTAAAAGAATGGAACGATGCTTACGGACAGAAGTCTAGAGAAAAGTATGGAGCCGATAATACGGTTTCACTAATTGCTGATATGCCTGGGGATAAGAAGAGTGGGTTAATGATGTTGTCAAAACCAGGAGCGAATAAACTACGACAAGCCTTTTGGAAACATTTGAAACTAGACCCAGATACTGTAAAAATAAAACGATACCAACGCGAACCTGATATTCCTATTTCTCGTGGGCAACGAAATCAAGTATATTTTAAAATGGGCGATGAAAATAAAATACATGACGGATATTATAAAGCTACATCAAATATGGGTTCATCCCCGGAAGGTGGTTCTTTTGCTGTTACAGAGAAACCCACGTTTCCAGGAACAACTATATATCTACCAGCAGGCGAACTAGCAAAGGCAACAACACTTAGGAGGTTATTAGGGTCAAGTGTAATGCGTAACCGTAACAGGCCTTATTCTCAACTTGAAACACTGAAGTTTAGTGACTTTGATAAGTTTTTAAAAGCTATGCAAAAAATTACGGGAGAATCTAAAAATAAAATTAAAAAACTATTTGATCGAGGTATTCCCGATCATTGGGCAGTAAATGATTTTATTATAGGAAATGTTTTAAAGAAAGCTGGAATAAGTCGTGTAGTTAGAAACCAAGAGGGTATGGGGGCTGCTGATTACGTTCGTGTTGGTCCCGGAAATTACTCTATTGTTGATAGTCTTTTAGCTCAAAGTAAATACCGTAAACATATAGAAAAAGAACTTGCAAAAGGCCGATTACTACCCTCTGATCCCAAAACCAAATTACTAGAAGGCTGGACTAAGGCTCCAGTACGAAAACCAAAGACGAGAATAGCAGACCAGTAGTTCCGCCACTCGGCGGTACATGCTGTCATCACCAAGTCTTTCGTACTTAGTCCGGTTTTTAATGGGTTGAAGTTCCGGGAGTTAAATAAAGTTAATTTCCTAACTACTTAAAACCTAAAAAACGAATAAGTTCCAGACTAATTTTTCGGTTAGATTTGTTACTTAAAATTTTTCCCCCGCCGAACTGCGACCGTAGGGAGAAGTTCGAGGTTATAGTGGTGCGTTGCTTTTTATTTAACACGCGCCATATCTGTGTTCGGGAGACATGGTAGAGTCTAGCTAATATGCCGAGGGAAGCTCCTTCGTTATGGGCTAAAAATATTCCGGCAATATCTTCTGGCGTTAGTTTCGTTTTTGGCATAGGTAACAGGTCTTCTATTCCATGATATACTAAAAGCATAGAAAAGGATTTTTTACATGCCAACCACAAATTACACTATTGACGTACGGGAATCAGCCGAGGGTGCTGTCGGAGTAACCGTTAATCGAAACCCAAGTGCTACTCCTGTAGACGTAGACACCGCTGGTCAGAATAGGCTTAGTATTCCGCATTTAATGGATCAGGGATTTGGTAGTCCTCCGGAGACTACTATTGTTTCTGCTACTGCCGCTACTCCGATTGTTGCAACTGTCACAACCGGAACCGGCGCTAACTTTCCATCTGGCTCCCTGGTTCTTGTCCGGGGCGGGCTTGGTGATCTAAATATTAATGGTGTGTTTTATGTCACTCGATCCAGCGATGCTTTAACCCTTGTTGGGTCCAAGACAAACGGAACATACACTGCTAATACGGCCAATCTTGTGCTCTTAAATAAAGCCAAGTCGTTCCATATTGCACTGGCCGCTGCAATGGCCGCGATCTTTAACGATAAGGCCCAAGGAAATTAAGTCTTTTGTTTTCTTAGTATTGTCTGATAAAGTTAATGGGTTTCTTACACTAGAAGCCCATTTTCTTTGTTGGTCCAAGCAAATTCTCCGTTTCTTCTAAGAACTTCTTTATCATAGCAATAAGCAGCTTCTTCTGGTGTTTCAAAGATTCCTCCTTTTCAAAATCATCATCATCAATAAAAGCGGTATAACCACGAGTCAGTGAAATTGGTTTCATACTTTTAGATTACCACAGTATTGTGTCATCTGTCAATAGTATTTTTTTTGTTCTATACTTAAGTAAGAAGGTATCTATCAATGTCATTGCCTAGTGATGCAGACCCGCCATTTCCTCCAGTATGGCCTTATACCTGGGATACTAGTTTATTGTACGGAAGAGAACATATGGGACAGAACATAAGATTAACGCGCCGGGACACGTTCAAGTTTCGTGTCACCATTACAAAAAACGGAACCGCTGTTAACATAACCGGAGCTACATTTTTATTTACGGTAAAATGGAATATAACAGATGCAGGGTCTATCTTTACAGCATCTCTAGGCGACGGAATCGTGGTTAACAGTGCGATTAATGGCATTATTGATATTACGTTTGCGAGTGCTAAAACTGCTTCTCTTCCCGCGTACAAAATAATCCTGCCCTATGACTTGCAAATGACAGAAACTTCTGGAGATGTTTCTACGGTACTGCGTGGTAGTTTAATAATTGACCCGGATGTGACTTAATGTCTGAATCTACCCTTGTTCCTGATGGTGAAATTACAGAAGTAACTACCTACACGGGAATCATTCAATATTTAATGCCCGTTGGTTTTATAACCGAACTGTCACAAAACACTGCTAGTGCTGACGTAGATCCTGACGTTTCAGAAAATGGCTAGAACACAACTAGTAGAAAAGGAAATTTATGCCCTTCAAATGGCCCGATGGCGGGCTAGAACTGATCTGGGGTTTTTATGCCGTCAGGTACTAGGCTATACGGACGTTGAAGATTATCTCCACGGTCCTGTTATTGACGTGCTTCAGAAGTTTCCTGTTCCGGAAGGTGAGCAGTTTTACAAAAACGACCGCTGGACCGGAACTACCTGGAACTATACACCTATAAAACACAAACAACAACTGGAAGGCGGGCGGCGTGTTCTTATTCTTGACTTTCGCGGGTCTTTAAAAACCACTATAAACGCACAGGCCCATGCTATTCAGTGGATTATTAACTACCCTGACATAGCCATAGCTATATTTCAGTCGAACATTGAAAAGGCTGAATTGATCTTGAAGGAGATTAAAAATCACTTTCAACATAACCCTATATTTCGCCGTCTTTTTCCGGAACATTGCCCCCAAAAACGCATTTTAGACTTCGGAACTAAGGGAGAGTTTACTACTCTGGCTCGACCTCCGGAAATTGTCCGTCGTGAGTCTACCCTGATGACCTTTTCTATTGAAAAAGGAACAGCCGGGTTACACTTTGATCTGATGAAGTTCTCCGATATTGTAGAACCAGAGAACGTAAAAACAGCAGAACGTATTGCTAACGTCAAAAGTGCTTTTTACATGGCGGAAAACCTTCTCGTTTCCCCTGTTTACTGGATCGATGTTGAAGGTACTCGTTATCACTATGATGATTTATATGGTGATCTGATAAAGTTATGGAAAACACATAAAAAAGAAGGTAAAACTCCCGAATATAAAGTCCACGTTCGTTCCGTTTGCCGCCGGTTGGACGGGGCTAAATTTCTTGACCACTTTACTCCGGACACACTGAACGAAGAAAAGTTTCCGTTTGCTCTGGATGAAGACGGAAAACGCATTTCATTATGGCCTACAGACTCAAAGGGCGAACCACGCTTTCCTATACACTTTTTAGAAAACATGGAACAGAAGGACAGTTATATCTTCAACTGCCAGATGTTGAATAATCCTCGTGGCGGTATCGACGGGCGGTTAATTTTTGAATTAAACAAGAATAAACCACTTAGAATCTCCAGAGATCTATTCAACCGGAACATTCGAGTCGCGTATTATACGACAACCGTAGACACAGCGGAAACAGTTGGTCCTAGATCTAACCACTCCGCAATAGTAACATGTGCTTGGAGCGCAAACGGTGAATGTTGGGTTCGAGAAATAATCCACGGCAAGTTCCTTCCGGCTGAACTGGAAACAAAAATCCTGGAAGTCTGTAAAAAATACAAACCAATGTCCGTAAAAATAGAAGAAACGGGCTTTGTTCGAGGTTTGATGACCGGATTGCGCCGCACTATGGACATACAAGGTCTATTTATCCCGTTCGAGATGATAAAACGTGAAAATCAAACGGCAAAAACGGAACGTATATACAATACACTAAATCCGTGGTGGGAAAATAACTGGATTCGCTTTGTGGACCCCCAAGAAGACGACGAAGCAGGCTGGAATGCCTTTGAAGCCCTCTTGGACGAAATAAGAACTTTCCCTCTGGGTAGTTCTGATGACATTTTAGACGCTCTGGCCGATCAGTTTCAGGAAAAAGACTGGTACGGTCGCCTAATTGCTCGTCCCGGCATCGAAAGAGAGAAAGATTTACTTACAGAACGCTGGTTAAAGATAGAAGATCCCTTCGATCCATTAAACGCAGAACTCTCTGATTACCCAATGCCTAATCCGGGCCGATCTATCACGGGTGGGCTATAATAAGTATAGAAAAACACTATGCCCCAAATACGTGAAGCGCCGCCAGTTCAAGAACTTGACTTAACACAGCAAGAGCTAATAACGTCCCTTCAGGAAATGAAGGAAGTTTACGCGCTTAATCTTGTTCGGCAAACCTTTTTTCACTATGAGACATTCCGGCAGCAAAATCATGATACTAGATGGCAGACAAATGATGCACTTTATCTCGGCTATGTCCCGGCACGAACTTGGGAAGGAACAACCATACCCAGGGCTTCATTATCCTGGCCCATTGTCTTTGACCAAGTAGAAACGATGCTTCCTGCCATTATGCAGGCTATCTTCGGAAACCAACCGGAGTGGTTTCAAATAGAAGCGGACTCTGCTGGGAATATTCAAGCGGCTCGTGAGGCTAAAGCTCACTTACTTTACAACTTTGAGCATAATAACGACGCATTCGGCTTAAACGTAACAAACGACATAGAGTTAGCTGTAAAATCTCTGCTAATGTACGGTAACGGTGGTCTTGCGTTGGAATGGGACTTTACTAAAAACCGTCCTGTTGTTTCTTGGGTAGATAATCGTGACATTTACTTTGATCCCGGTTCTACTATTCCTGCCGTTGACTACTGCCGGTCCGTTGTTCGCCGGTCTATGAAGACGGTTGATGAAATTTTGGCGTGGTCCGGAACTCCTGGTATTAAGCTACCGGATAAAGAAGTTTTATGGGGAATGGCTCAGGCAAAGCAGTACGCAGCCGGGGACCAGAACCGTCAGATTCAGGCCGCATTGATGGGATATACACAGACCAGTGGCCATGATGAAGTTATTCCACTACCCGCTGACCGGCATATTGAGGTTTTAACATATTACTCAAAAGACCGGATTATCGTTGCCTTAAACCGGGAGTGGTGCGCTTTCGTTCAGACTAATCCTTACGGATTTATCCCGCTAGTATTCTCACCGTGTTATATCGTTCCGGGAAAAACATATGCAATGTCGATTGCCGATGTGCAAGAAGGAAACCAGCGTTATGCAGAGGCTTTACTCAACGCACGGCTGGATGAAGTCCACTTAGCTCTGCACCCGCCACGAGTTCAGAAGGCGTCTTCTATCCTAACGCCCAATCAGCAAAAATGGGCACCCGGTAGAGTATTTAAAGTAGCTGATCCAAAGAATGACTTTGTTGCCTTAACCCCAGGCGGCGCTACAACCAACGTCTATGAAGAAATAAGCCTCATTCAGCAGATGGCTGAAAAACGAACCGGGGCTAATTCGCTAGGTCAAGGTGGACTACCAACACCGTCTAATGCCAACCGCACCGGCATGGGAATGCAGATGCAATTACAAGGTTCCGCATCTCGTCTTCACATGATTGTAAAACATATTGAAGATTATATGCTTGTTCCTTTGTTATATAAGCTGTATAAAATGATACAGTTACATAATAATAAACCGGGTTTTGTTCCGGGGCGTAGTGAAGACGGTCAAGTTCAGCAGGTAAACGTTGCCTCTTTTCAAAAACCTGTACAGTTTAAAATTCGTGCTTCTTCCCAAATGCTCACGCGTGATAAACTGGCCCAGATCTTTCCGTTTTTACTCCAGTACCTAACGTCCGGACCATTTATGCAAGGACTTGCACAAACCGGACTTACGATTGACTGGACAGAATTACTCCAAATGCTCCAAGACGCAACTGGAATCAGTAAATCATATAACCTTGTTCGACCGATGAACGAACAGGAACAACAGAAACTTAACCAACCATCACCGGACGCTCAGGCCGAACAGCAAAAATCGCAAATGGAAGCCCAGCTACGAATGCAGATTGCTCAGATGTCTACCCAGACAGATCTCCAAAAGGCGATGATACAAAAACAGCCCGACCCACAGGAACAACAGGCCGCGCAACAGAAACTGGAAATGGACATGATGCGTGAGCAAGTTAAACTCCAGGTTGAACAACAGAAACTGGAACTTGCCCGCGAACAAGCTGCCATGCAACTGCAAATGAAACGCATGGAAATGCAGCTAAAAATGCAAGAAGCACAAATGAAAGCAATCATCGGCCAGCAGGAAGCAGAACAAGGGTTTACGCTTAAAACGCAACAGGCCCAACTAGACTCCACTTTATCCCAAGAACAACACACTCTAGCAATGGAACAGGCTCGTGAAAACGCGAAAGTCCAGGCCAAACAACGGCTAATGAAAATGGAACAAGCCAAGTAGTTTATGGACCTAACAAACCAAGAAGTTATTTTAATTGGCGCTCTGGCCGAAAATCCTGGATTTAGCCTGCTAATGACCGCATTAAGTGCGGAGGAAAATAATATACTAGACCAACTGGAACTTGCCGAAACAGATGAAGACGAATCCAGACTAGTGAAACAATGGCGGGCATATCGAATAGTAATTAAACGCCAGAAGCATATAGTAGAAACATTAAAAGCACAAACCGATGAGGCTTTCCAAGAACTCTCTCCTATCGAAAGAGGAATTGGAGAGGTTTTATTACCAACAAAATAGGCTACAATAGTAACAGGAGACAGATATTTTTATGGCTGCAAATGCTAACGTATTACCGGGACAACAGATTACGGGTAACGAAGGTCAAGATTTAGAAACATTAATTCGGCAAGAGGTTGAGAAGATGTATGCGGCTAATAAAACTCAACTACAGACCCAACAGGCTGATTTAACTGAAAAGCCCTCTGAAGTTCCTATTAAACTAAAGGTCTTCGGGCAGGACTTTACGTTTAACGACTCACAGAGTGCATCTCAGGCTGTCGAACAAGCTTTAGCCCAAGTTCGTGATGAGGTATCTCGCCAAACATCTCAACTGACTGCACCAGGAACCGGAACTCCTGGAACAACGGGAACTAAAGAAAATCCGTTTGACAAGGAAAAGTTCGCAACTATGGTTGGCGAAGATCCGTTAAAAGGACTAGACTACGCGTTAAGCCATTTACTGTTCAACGGTCAGACCGATAGCGCGGCGGATGTACTACGTGGTCAACTGGGTGCTTCGGCTCAACAGCGGCAGAATAGTGCTAAACAGCAGTTTCGTGAGCGATATCCTAGTTTTATCCCGACTAATCAAACCGTACATGCGTTAGATCAGATCCGCCAAAATCTAGGACTATCCGATGACTCGGTAGACTCTTGGGAGGCCGCTTACGCCCTGGGAGTAGCTCGTGGTATTTTCCAGGTTCCTACGCCTCAGCCTAATAATCATCCACAAACAAACGATCTACAAGAAAACGCACATAATTTTGTCTCTGCCCCGCCAAACCTAGGTCGAAGTGTTACCAATACTAACACACCAAACTGGATTCAAAAGGCGGAACAGCTACCAACCGATCAACTAGAGCAATTACTTGCGAACTTTTCGGGACAATAACTACGAAACAACTTTGCTATAATTTAAATGAGAGATAAAATAACTAATACCGATAAATACAAAAAAGTAAGTTATTGGTAGGAGGGTAACAGATTGGCTTATACACCGGCAGGTAATACTACAAGTTCAGCGGGGTTGTCGCATTTAGCGGCTGTTCTATACCGCAAAAAGGCAATGGACCGCCTTCAGAAGAAGTTTGTCTTTCGACAGGCTTGTTCCAAGGATATGCTTCAGCGCCAGTCTGGACGATCAGTTCAGTTTTTCCGATACAATAACTTTGGAGCTAACGTAACTCCATCTACAGAAGGAACTGTTGGTTCGTCTCTTAGTCTAACCTCTCGGATTGTCCAGGCCACGGTAAGTCAGTTTTCTGCCTTTATCACCGTGTCTGATCTAGCGGAAGCCACAGCACTTGATCCAATCGTGGTTAATGCTTCGGAATTGCTAGGCTATCAAGCCGGTCTTTCTGTCGATACAATCACTCGTGGTGTGATCGACGCTGAAGACATTGCTGCATCACAAACCCCTCTCGCCACTTATCTCCGTGTTTCTGATCTACGGAACTCTCGTCATAGCCTACAGGCCGTTGATGTTGAGCCTTTTGACGACGGTGAATTTTGTGTCTTCGCCCATCCTTTTTCCACTTACGATCTCGTAAACGATCCGGCTGCAATGGGTCTGGCTGATATTTTCAAATACAACGCAAATGTGAAGGAAACTCCTCTCGTCAAGTATGAAGATCGCGGCATTGTTACCCATATTGCAGGTTGCAAGGTTGTTGAAACCACAAACTCCAAGATTACTGCCTCTGGTGGAAACAACCTCTATCGGACCTACGTGTTTGGTAAAAACGGTCTGGCCTGTGTTGATCTGGAAGGTAAGGGTCCAAGCGACGTTACCGATCCACGTAAACAGCGGTTTAAGATCAACGTGATTAAGGGTGGCGCGTCCATTCCTGATCCCGAAGGTCTAATCGGGGCGGCTGTGTCTTATAACTACGTAACCACTTCGGTAGTTACAGAAGGCCCTCCCGGAATCGGTGGACAGCATCGTTTTAAACTAATCGATGCCCAGTCCAGCATAGCCTAATAAAAACCAACGACCGAACAACTATGACATCTTAAAGCGGGGTTCGCAAGACCTCGCTTTTTGTGTATTTACACAAACGGGATCATATGCATAAGTTAGCAGTTTTTGGTGGTTTATGCATACGATACTGTATAAGCCGTAGGTAAACATAAGGTATAATAAAGATGCGCGGTAGTCTAACAGTAGGATGTTACCTTCATGCGGTAGAGATCCGGGTGCAATTCCCGGCTGCGCTCCCACTATTAACCGGCAATGTTATAATTTAACTAGGGAGAACGCTGAATGAAGCACTACCAGGTAACGTTGACGACAGCAAATACTGTTTATAATTTAAAAACACTTATTGTCACATTAGACTCCGCTTTTAAGGATAATTTTAAGCAACTTATTATTCAGTCTGACGATGGTAATGCCGCAGCCGTTTTCTTAGGTGGACCTGCTGTTTCTACTTCGGCCTATGGCGTTAAATTGCCCACCGCTAATGACTCTGTGAATATTAATACGGGTGTTGTCGCGGGTATTCACGCGGTTTCCGGGACTAATAGTCAACTGTTAAACCTTTCACTTTTCACGGCCTAATCATGAAAAAATTACTCTTTCTTGGCGTTTTACCTTATTTTATATGTCTGGGACAAATAAGTATTCAACCTTCTGGCGGACAAGTAGGTGGTGGGTCTGGTTTAACTACGGCTGGTCAGATTACCTGTGTTTCTAGTGCAGGAGTTATCGGAGAATGCAACGCCGCCGCTTCGCCTGCTATTACCAAGGCCATCGGCGCTACTTCGACCGACGGGTTGCTGCTGGCCAACACCACGGCTGCCACGGCGGGTAACCAGAAGTGGTCGCCACGGTTGCACTTCTCTGGGCGCGGGTGGAAAACGGACGCGACGGCGGCGAGTCAGGCGGTTGACTGGATCGCGGAGTTGGTACCGGTCGAGGGTGCGGCGAATCCGCAGGCGCGGCTGGACTGGTCGTATAGCGTGAATGGCGGGGCGTATACGAATGCGCTGTCGTTCTTGAATGGGAACGTGGGGATTGGGACGACTGCGCCTGTTGGAATATTACAAGTCACTGGGATTAACCCGCTTGTAGTACGTCGTGGAGGCGGCAACCAAGGCAAGAATAGTGGAATTTTGCTCATGGACCAAACCGGCGCTGGGGTAGGCGCGATTGGTACAGAAGGAGCAGCAACAAATGATCTTCAGATCCTCAGCACTGCTGGTATAAGGTTAAACACGAATAGCGATTTGGTGAATACCAATGAGGCAGTGCGTATTACCGCTGCGGGCCTCGTCGGCATCGGCACCGCCGCTCCCGCCCGTCTACTGCACGCCTCTCTCGCAGACACTACGAGCAACGCCGTTTCGTACGTGCAGCGCCTCACCCACACCAACAGCACTGCCAGCACGGGCGGCTCCGCTGGTATGGGGGTTGGCCTGGAGTTCTTCGCCGAGACCGCCACCGACACGGTAAACGCCGCGCAAGCCGCCATCACCACGGCCTGGACGACAGCAACCTCGGGCGCTGAGGACGGCTATCTCACGATCAACACCATGCGG